GAAGTTCTTGAGCCTTCATTTGACTTTCGTGCTGCCGGTGGGCGGCATCTAATCGCATCTCGCATTGATTATGCCTCTTATGCTCTTCATTCCTTTCCACCCTCCAATACCGGGCTTTTTCTTCTGCGTTCTTCAGCAGCCTCTCTGTCTCCTCAATCTGAATGAGGTTTTTTAAAGGCTCAGGCTGAATGTAAAAGGTCGATTCAACCTCGCTTCCGGCTTTCCGGTTGTAACCGACCTGACATAGTTGTTCTGATACCCTATCGACCGTAAACCGACCGACTCCGATTCCGAACCGCATCCCCGATACGAGTTCGATTACTTTTCTTTTTGGACTATCCATTTGTTTTTAAAAATGTTTTGCAAATTAAATTAGTTGGTTTTACTTTTGCAAAAATATTTTTGAAAATGAGTTTTACGAATCTACCAATCTCAGTTTTGGCTTTCGTCCGAAAGTACGAAAACCTGAGTGTTAATATACGCTATCACTTAGTTCGCAGGGATTTGCTTTTGCGCAAGTTTCAGGACATTCAGTTGGAAAATGGCCGGCTGATGTTGATTGACAACTCCAAAAACTTGGAATTGGCAAAGAACCTGGAGGAGGCGAAAAAGGGGCCGAAGTTTAAAAACTTGGACTGATGTATTACTGGTGACAGCCGGAAAGACGGCAAAATGGTGGGGTGCGTTGGTTGCACACATACAACGAGAGTTAGGCCAACTCGCCTGTAAAATCAGTAAGTTGTATGGTAACGGGTTCGACTCCCTTTCCCACCGCTATCATGTTCCCGACATCAGGAAAGAGATTTTAACATAAAAAACAAAATGCGAGATTTTACAAAGTTTTTCTTTTTCGTCAAGGGTGTAATCGAATCCGGCACGGTCATTAAGTACGGAGATAAGATTCTACGCAACGAAATGAAGATGCACTTCAACCGCCTGATGGCTTCGGCAATTGAGATGGAAAAGGCGGTTCATAAGTCTTTAGGCCCAGCAACCGTAGTGGCCGAGGAAGAAACAAACCATGCCCTGATTGAACTGGTTTGGAAGATCTTTGAAATGGAAGATGCCGAATTGGAGTTGTACCTCGACCACCTCAACGCATTTGATTTTCCGGAAAAGGAAATGAAAGAAAGTTGACTTTGATACAGTTTAAACAGCAAAACACCCTCTGAAATTCGGAGGGTTTTTTTTATTTGCAAAAACTTTTTTAACTTTGCGGTGTCGAAAGACCCCGATTGGAACCCGGGTAAAAAATAAGAGTTATGAAGATTTTTAAAAGCCCCATTCGGCCAGTACTGTGCAGCGCTAACTCTCGCTGGTTCCACACAGGAAAACCGGATGGGGTTTTTGTTTTATGAGGATTAACGGATTTCATCAGATTTCGGCTTTTTACTCAATCGTTTTTAGTCAGAAATACGATTTTAAGCCGCAGCATATTAGCCTATACATGTTTCTGCTCAATCAAAACAATCGTAATAATTGGGTGGAATGGTTTAAATGTCCTATTGATTTAGGCATGACTGGTTCTTGCATTGGTAGCAAAAAAACCTATTACCAATGCTTAGATGATTTGCAGGCGTGGGGCTTGTTGGTTTATCAAAAAGGTGAGAATATGTGGAAGGCGCCAAAGATAAAAATAGAGGTATTAAAATACACCTCTACCGATACCTCTACAATACCACAAAGTGAACCGCTACCTATACCGCATGCGAACCACAACCTACACCCATATATTAACCTACAACCTACAACAGATAACATAAAGACAAAAAAAGTAAAACAAGAAAGTAAGCCAGAGGAAAAAATCCATCCCCTGCAAGCATGGATAAAACAAAATTGTCCTCGGGTTTCAAAACTGAAAAAACAACTGACCTTTGAAGAAGCAGAAAGGATAACTACTGAATTTGAAAGGGACCAGATAAAGGCCAAACTTTTGGCAATGGAAAACAAAGCCAAACTTGATTATGTCAGCGTAAACCTAACCCTGCGCAATTGGCTAATTAAGGACCAATTAAATCCGGCCATACAAGGCTTTTCAAATTATCAAACAGAACCAGCTAAAAATCCCCGATCCAGACCATGACAGCAAAACCAATTTACGATGAAAGCCTTGAAACTGAATATGCAGTTTTAGGAGCAATGATTTTAGATGGCCAAGCCTTAATAAAGGCATTGGATATTTTACCGACTGCCGACTGCTTTACCAATCCTGCAAATCAAATTCTTTTCCAAACGCTCCAAAAAATGTCAGCCGATGGAATTCAGATTGATACCATCACTTTGGCCAAAACCCTGAGAAAAGAGGGCACCTACGAACAAGCCGGAGGCGCAACACAACTTGGATTTTTGGCCATGAAGGTTTCAACGGCTGCTTATGTTGAAATCCATTCCCGGATTCTACTCGAGCAATACATCCGCACCAAAATAAACCAAGTCGTTACCGAAGGGCTATCCAAAAGCCTGAACGAAAAAGAGGATATTTTCGAGGTTGCCGAATTTGTCCAAAAAGGGGTGTCCGATGTAATGACCAACAATTTCAAGTCCAACGACCTGACCATGCAGGAAAGGATTGAAATCGAAAGGGAAAACCGGGCAAGGAAAATCAAAAACGGTGGCGGTGGCATATCGACTGGCTCAAAGGTTTTGGACTCTCTGACCGGTGGATTTGTACCGACTGACTTTTGGGTTTTGGGCGGAAGACCGGGAAGCGGCAAAACAAGTTGGATGACCACCACCATAAAAACCCTTTCAATGGCAGGCATCCCGGTCGGGGTGGTTTCGCTTGAAATGTCGGGTGAACAAATCACGCAAAGGATTCTGAGCAATATTTCTGACGTCGAGGCAATCAAATTGCGCAATAGCAACACGCTATCCGATACCGACCTGCAGCGACTTACCCACTTTGAAACGATGGCCGCAAAACTGCCGATTTACATTTCGGACCCTGCAACAATCAGAGTCCAAAGCATCCGCACCAAAGCCCACATCTGGAAGCGAAAGTTTGGCATTCAGATTCTTTTTGTGGATTACCTTCAAAAGATTTCCGGGAGCAACCTGAATTTTAAAAACCTGAATCGAGACCAGGAGATGGGCGAAGTTTCGGCTACGCTGAAAGCCATTGCAAAAGAATTAGGCATTACGGTGGTCTGCCTTTCTTCCCTGAATCGAGAGGTTGAAAAGAGGTCCGATAAAATACCGCAACTTTCCGACTTGCGAGAATCCGGAAACATCGAATCAGATGCTGACCAAGTTCTTTTCCTGATGAGGCCTGAATATTACGGCCTGACCGGAAACTTTTTAGTGGATAATCAAGAATATCCGGTTGATGGCCTTGCGGTCGGTAGCCTTGCCAAAAACAGGCATGGTTCGGTTGGTGAATTTGCGCTTAGGTTTGAAAACAAGGTGATGCGGTTCGCGGATTACCATGCAAGGCAGGCCCCTGAATTTACCCAGTTTCCGAAGCCGATTACTTCCAATGGTTTAAATGAATTTGATATTTTCTAATTATGACACAAGAACAAAAAACACAAATCCGGCCTTTTGCCGTTGCCTACCTGAATGCACTAAAGGACCGAAGAAGTGCAGCTTTTTTGCGCAAAACTTTTTACGAAATTTGCGACGAAATTCTTGGACCTGACCGCGAGATTTTGCGAGATGAGCAAAAGACAGTCGATAAGGTAATTCTTGAACTTCAAACTTTCCTTGATAGGGTTTAAAATCGAAATGGCACGACCTAAATTATTTATCGGAGTTGATCCCGGCAGCACTTGCGGAATTGCAACGCTGCAAGCCGGAAGCCGAAGCCCGAATGTCTACCAGTTCAAATCCAATATCGAAGCCATGTTTTTCGTCATAGAACTGGCAAATGATTGGGATGTTGAATTGACAATTGAAGATGCACGATTGGCAATAAAGACCGCCTACCATGCCCGGACTCAGACTAAGGCAAAGGATCAAGGCGTGGGCTATGTCAAAGCCTACTCAAAGGAATGGGAAGCCTTTTGCCAACTTAAAGGCTTTTACCATCGCATGGTATCACCCAATTACCGGATAACCAAAACCAGCCCGGAATACTTTCAACAGTTGACCGGGATAAAAACCTTAAAAGGAGAACATCACATGAGAGATGCCGCCATGCTGATAATCGGGAAACGGTGATACTTTTGATTTTCGATTGAAAATTGGTTAAAAGATGATAAAATCGAAAAGGGCGCAAAATTTTTTTGTGCCTTTTTTTATTGGTAATCAGGAAGTTAAAAAATAATTGCAAAAATATTTATTAAAAAGTTTGCAAATTAAAAAAACGGTATTACCTTTGTATCACTGCAACGGAGCAGGAACAAAAAACAAAAAGACAAAATGGAAAATCAAGTAAAAATCGAGCAGTCAAACTTTTACAGAGTTTATGATAGCATGGGCAGAGGTACAGAAATTGGTTATTTTGCTTCAAATTTTAATCAAGCATTTGAGCAATTCAAAAACGACAAAGCAAATTTTCAAAAACATTATTACGGAAAATTAAAAAGAGCCTATAATGGTGGCGTAAGAGGTTCAATGGCAGGTTAAGAAAAAGAAAAAATAAACACCGGGGCTTCGGCCCCTTTCTCAAACTTTTAAATCAAAAAACAAAATGAAAGCACAAATCGTAAAAAACAACCACCGCTACGGCAGGATGGTTCTTCCTGCCGAAATCAAATCTGTAACTTTGGTAAACGGCAAGACCTACCCGGTGACCAAAAACACCTCAATATCCGGCAAAAGCTGGAGTTGGAACTTTCGCCTGGACAAAGATGACGAAAAAGAAATTCTTGGATTTACCTTGAATGAAAAGGCACGGATCAGTTTTTCTATCTTTCAAACCGGAGAACTGCAAAGGGCAAGAATATCCCTGACCGGGGGCAATTCAAAGTCGTATCACAGCTACCCAAATCCGCTCGATGTCATTGCCGAAATCAATTAGGAAACGCAAGCCCGGAGGCGGTAGGAAGCCGCAATACCCGGAACCAACGACTACCATTGCCTTTCGGGTGCCGGTCAGTCAGGTTCCAAAAGTCAAAGCCATGATTGCCGATTTTCTCGCAATTTTCAAAGCCTCCGGATAGGGGGCTTTTTTGTTTTATTTCTTTTGTACCTTTGCCGAAACAAACCCAAAAGCGATGCCATTAAAAAAAGGCTATTCAGCGAAATCAGTAAGCAAGAATATTAAGACTGAAATGAAGCGAGGCAAGCCGCAAAAGCAGGCAGTCGCAATCGCTTTGTCGGTCGCTAAGAAGGCAAAGAAGGCCGCTAAAAAGAAATAACCCATGCCCATCGCAGAAACTGGATATTGGACAACCGAAGACGGCAAAGAACACATCCATGATGGTTCGCTTGCTTTGTCTTTGGTCAAGTTTGCCAGTATGCACCGGCTTACCACCGTTGCCGACTTTGGCTGCGGTTTGGGGAATTATGTTTGGCAGCTGAAGAAATCCGGATTAAATGCCGTTGGCTACGATGGCAATCCAAATACCGAAGCCCTGACCAAAGGCAACTGCCGAACCTTGGAACTTGCCAAAGACTTTGACCTGAAAAAGAAATTTGATTTGGTCCTTTCTCTCGAAGTGGGCGAACACATCCCTGCCGAATTTGAGTCGGTTTTCCTTGCCAACATCACCAACCATTGCAGGCGATATTTAGTGCTGAGTTGGGCGATACCGGGGCAGGATGGCATCGGCCATGTGAACTGCAAGCCTAACCAATACATCATCGGCAAACTTGCTGAACTTGGATTTACTTACGAATCCAAATGGTCGGGAATCTTGCGAAACCGCTCCCGGCTGCATTGGTTCAAAAATACTTTGATGGTTTTTAAAAGAAACTAAAACTATGCCAGCACCTGCCGGAAATGCTTACAATGGATATTCAATCGAAGAAATAAAAGCCTTCGTTCCTGAGTATGTAAAGCACCTCGAAAGTGGTCTGTCAAGAAGGTGTTTTGTGCCATGTGATTACCGCACAATCGAAACGGCAATCGAAAAAAACCCACAAGAATTGCACACCGAAAAAAATGCAATAGCCAAAGCCGAGCGAGTTGGCAGGGCTTATTGGGAGTCGATTGGCAGGGATAACATTGTAAACAAGAAGCAAATGGTCAAAGAATCCGATGGCAGCACCACCGTAATGGAAACAAGCCTAAACGCTGCGGCATGGATTTTCACCATGAAAAATAAGTATGGTGACGAATGGCGAGATAAGCAAGAAATTGAAGGCGAGGTTCAAATAAATCGGGTAATTAAGCCCCGACCGATGGACGACCCCGAAACCGAATAATGGCAGTTCTTGACCTGAGCGATTCCCGGATTTGGAATCACACCTATTTGCCAGCCGTAACAAAGCCACGAATCTACAATGTCTTATACGGAGGAAGCGGAAGCGGCAAGTCGCAGCAAATGATTCAAATGCTGCTTTCAGAAATATTCGATTCAGAAACCAATCAAAACCAAACCTTTTTCGTAATCCGCAAGGTTGCATCCACTTTGCGCAACTCGGTTTTTCAGGATTTCAAAAACAAGATAATCGACTGGAACATTGGGAATGAAATCCGAATTATTGAATCACGACTTGAAATCAGATGCGGAAGCAATCGCATTGTTTTCCTCGGATGCGATGACCCGGAGAAACTGAAATCGCTATCCCAAAGCAAATACATTTGGATTGAGGAAGCTACCGAATTAACCCTTGAAGATTTCACTCAGATAACCCTTCGCTTGCGGGGTAAAAGTCAGCATACCAAAAGACTTTTCATCACCTTCAATCCGGTATCAGATACCCACTGGCTGAAGAAGCGATTCTTTGACGAAATACCCGAAGACGAAACAAATGAGGTGCTGACAATCAAGGCAACCTATTTGGATAACCTTGACAAACTGGATTACGAATACATCAAGCGATTGGAAGCCCTGAAGGAAGTGGACTCTACCATGTACGAAATCTATGCCAAGGGAAATTGGGGAGTTTGGGATAAGGAAAAGCTATTTGCCAGAGAGTTCAACGAAGAGGTCCATGTCTTCAACGGTGCAATAAAAGCCCTGTCTGCATTGCCTCTTTACTTATCCTTTGACTTTAACTCGGCAAACGGTGGTAATACTTGCCTCGTTGCTCAGCACACGCTGAACGCAGCCAAAGACCGTTATTATTGCAATGTCAATATCCTGAAGGTGTACCGCATGCACGACTTAGAAGCGATGTGCCAAACCATCTTAGCTGAATATCCGGGCTTTGAGTATCATGTAAACGGGGACCGGTCCGGCAAGAATGCAAACGAAGCAACGAGCGATAACAAGTCCAATTACCAGTTGATTGCCAACTACCTGAATCTGGAACCGAATTATCAAATCCATGTACCCAAGGCCAACCCAAGGCACATATCAAGTCGTCTGCATACCAATCTGGTGCTGCGGCACGGCAAGGTTTTACTCTCCAAGTTCGACCACAACGAAGGCCTTTATGCTGATACATTTGTGCCTGAACTAATCGCTGACCTTAAATCAGCAAGAATAAACAACGATGGCAGCTTGGATTCATGGAAGAAAGACAATCCGGAAATCGGGCACTGCCTCGACACTTTCCGCTATTACATCACCACCAACTTCTACCAGATAGTTGGCGAATATGGTCTTCAAGAATTTGGAAATAAAATTGACAAAAGTTCTAATTTTGCCCCATGACCGATTTAAAGCTCCACCCTTCCGATATGCAATTATTTGAGCAATTGGTAATCTCTTACAGTCAGGCATCTTCGCCTCATGTCAATGACAAAGATGCCGCAAAGAGTGCGGTTAATCGGGCATTGGAAACTATTAAAGAAATCAAAGAAATAAAAAAAAGAACATGGAGTGCTGTAACGAAGTCCTAAAGGTTTGCAAGCCCCTGCCCGATTGCATGGAGTTGCTTTATATCCATGTTCCACCGGGCTACGATTCCGAAACCATTGTAATTCAGATAACCAATGGCAAGGGCATGATGGTGAATCTTATTCTTGATGTTGAAAACGGGAAAGCCCTAATCGACCTGACCGACCTAACCCTGATTGATGCAGCGTGGTTCAATCCCTTTGCCGGCCAATACCTACTGCAATACTTTGACGATGAAGAAACGCTAATCCTTCCGGAATACAACGGCAAGGCTTATGACACCATAGCATTTTCAGTCGGCCAATACTCTGACCCGGTTGGCGAGCTGAATCCCTTTGTTTGAGAATGATTTGATAACTAGGTCAAAAGCCGATTGGAATTTCTAATCGGTTTTTTTATACCTTTGCAAAAACAAAATGACATGAAAAAGATAATTGTAATCGCAGCCGCACTCCTGACCATGTCAGCAGGGTGCACCGAAAAACCAAAGTACAGAGAGTTCACTTGTTACCGGGTTGATCCTGCCAGTTTAATCTGCAAGTACCGGGCAAGAGCCGAAAACAGCAACGATGAGATTATCATTCTTGACGAATGCGGCAAGTACAGGGTTGGTCAAGTAATCGCAAAGCAACTTATTGACTGA